ATTTTATTTACTATAATTTAAGATCGAAGTTTTTGTTTTTAAGTAACTCCTTACATTTTTGAGTATATTCTTCTATAAGTTCTTGAAGTTCAAATATCATAAATTTTCTGAACTGTCTAGATTGAGCTACTAATTCGTCAGCTTTACCTTTATAGTATCTCTTATCTAATTCTTTAGCATATAAATAAGATTCACCTCCACCCCAACAGTTACATCGTGAGCATTGTAAATGAGTGTTAGTATCTTCCCATCTAGTTGATAAGTGTTGTCTAGGTCTGAAGTGACCGTTTTGACCTTGAGACCATTCTAGAGTAGTACCACAAGAAACGCAGTCTCCATAACCGTTGGAGTCAGTATCTCTTAATCTTACATAATAAGAGTGTACTTTATCTAGTTTCTTTTTTAATGTACTTAATTTAGGTTTCTTAGCCATAATAAAAAAAACCCCCCAACGTAAAACCCCTTAAACTGTTGGAGGGCATATAAAAAGTTAATAAGGGTTCTTTATTTAAAAACAGAAAAAAAGTTAAATATAACTTGCATATGTCAAAAAAAATTTGTAACTTTGCCTTAAATAATAAAAAGTAAAAAGCTTCTAAAATAACAAAAAGCTATCAAAGAAGCTAACTTCCTGAGAAGCAATACTTTATAAGATTATATATTGCTAAGAAGTGATGCTTATAAAAAGTGATGTGAAATCCTGAGAAGTTACAAAAGTTATTTGTATAACGCCCTAAGTATGTTTACTAAAGTCGTTTAGTCTTCTCGAAGCTACGCCCACCAAAATAAGCTACAAATACTGTAATTAAAAGAGATTTAAGTAAATCTATCCATTCAGTACCTACATTAAAATCATATCCGTTAGAATCAGCTATAATTAAAACTACAGTAGATATAGTAAGGAATATAAGAGTTAAAGGTCTTACGTTCTTAGAAAGAATAGTTCCGTATTCCATATCAGAAGCCCAACGCTGTGAAACTCCTTTCATATCTTGTAAATCTAATTCTATAAGTTTTAAAGCATATTCTCTCTGCTCAGGTGTTAGATCATTAGAAGTATCTTTTAAGCTATCTACAGCACCTTTAATGTCTCCTGAAATTAAGTTAGATACTACGTTAATAGTTTTATCTAAGTTAATACTTCTAAGAAAGTCTCCTACTCTTGTAGTTCCGTGAATATCTCTGTAACGAGGTTTTTTATCTTTATTATCCATAATTATTTATTTTTTCTATAATCCCAACGAGCCCTTTTGCCTCTAACGTCATAATGTACAAAAGAGTCATATAATCCTAATCCTCCCTCTTGCATCTGACCATCTTTTATTAAAGATTCTATAATTAAATATAAATCTTTAGTCTCTAAGTCTTTTACTCTGATGTCTGAAGCTTTACCTAAAATATGCTGTGACCTAGAAACACCTCCAATACTACGATTGTAAGCTTCTGATCTGTAACCTGAATTAATTTTAATAGGCTCACCTAAGAAGTCTCTTAATACCTGTAAATTACAAGCTAACTCTTTTACATTGTCTAAAACTTCTTTAGACATAGGAGTTCCACATTTAGACCTAAATTCTCTTTGTGTAAAGTTTTTAGTTAGTCTCATATCATTTGCTTTTATAATAGAAACCTAAGCCTGTTAATAATGTAGCTATTCCTCCTGCTAGGATTTTATATATATTAGCAACTCCTTTTAATCTGTAAACTTCTTTCTTAAGAAATTTAACTTCTTGAACTAAACCTCTTTCCCCTATAGCTTCGTCAGCTTCTAAAACGGTTAATATTCTTTCTATGTTTTTACCGTTGTTATGTATAGAGTCAGTAGTAGTCTTTTTAAAAAACTCTATTTCGTTCTCAAGTCTAGTTATTCTAAAATCTTCTAAATTTTTCTTTGTCATCGCCTCAATGGTTTGTTAAGCGTTTATATATTCCAACCTCCGAAACGTATATCTTTCTGAGGGTGTATTTCTTCATTATTGTTTGTTAAGTATTCAGGAAACAATGTAGGGTTAAAATCTAAATAATCTACTAATCTTCTAGCATATTGCTGAGCAGTATCTCTAGCTTTATCTTTCATTGAATCTATTTCTTCTACAGATGGTTGAGTACTATTTTCAGAAGTGCTTTTAAATACTCCTTTATTGCTTATAGTGTATTGACTAAAAGGAAGGTATTCTAATAGCGTATATTGCGTTAATATAGGTTTTACATAGTCTTCTACTAAAGCTTGATAATCTCCTGTTAGAGAGCCTCCTATAATGTCAGATTGTAACTTATTATAAAGACGTGACCCTAATAATTGATGTACGTGTATATCCTGAGCAATTTTTATAAAGTGTACTATTTTATCAAAATCTAAATTACCTGATAATACTGTTTGTCTTACTAAATCGTCTTTTGTTATAAATAATGCTGTAGCCATAATTATTTTTTATTTTTAGGTCTGTAGCTAGGGTGATGCCCTTTGTCAGCTCTATCTATTTGAGCTTCTGCTACTCTCTTATTGTTCTTAAATTTATTTCTTTTAGGGTCGAATCCTTGTTTTCTAGCATTTCCTACAGTACTTTTATAAGTTCCTCTAATTCCTGCTCCTCCGTAAGGGTTTCCGTCCTTTTTAGTTCTTTTTATATATATTTGACGCTCCCAAGTGCAATAGCAGTTAACACCGCCTTTATGTAGCCAAATTGAATAAGGTTGTTTATTATGTCCTAATTCAGAGTTAACTCCGTCTTGTTGCATTTTTAATATATCTTCTTTTCTATATACTTTATTAGAAGCTTTCATAGCTGTACAGAAATCTCTAGACTTCTTACTTGTACCGTGTTTTCTAGAACCTCCTATATATTTATATCTTACTTTAATTTTTTTAGTGTCCTGAGAACTATCTTTGTATCTATTGTCAGCAGGTACACCTGAAAGGCTTAAAGCAACGTCTAGCGTATCATTTAACATAGCTTCAAAGTTTTCTTCTTCTGTTTCATTAGAATCAACTCTAGAGTCAGCTAAATACCATTCATTATTATTAACCTCCTCACCAATACGAGAAAGATAAATATGAATATCAACTAAACCGTTTACACACTTCTTACACATTCTTATACAATTCTAAAGCGTCTTTAATAAATTTAGGGTCAACTGACAAACCTGTTTGAGCAGATAAGTTAGTATCGTCTTCTTTTTTAGCTTCTTCTTTATCTACAGGAGCTTCTTTTTCTTTATTGTCTGTATAGTCAGCTTCTTGATCTTCAGAAGTAAATTCTATTGGTTGAGATGTGATGAAATATAATTCAGGTACTTCACCGTTTAACTCCATAATCTCAGATAAACAGTCTATAAGTTCATCTTGATAGTTACCTATAACAGTTGATTGAAACAATTGAGAAGCGTTTTTAATCTCATCAGCATTAGAAGCTAATCCGTTACCACTTTCTTTTATACCTAATAACATAGGTGAAGTAATTCTATGACCTACTAATATTTTATGCATAGCTTCATTAGCTAAATACTCATAGTGAGCAGGTGCATCATTTAAAGATATATCTTCTACAGTTGTTTTACTCTCTGCATTTTCGTTAAAAGCTACAATTACTTTCTGACCTCTAGAACCTGTTAATTTTTGTTTAACATCTCTAGTAATCATATCTCTAGCTTCATTATCAGGAATACCATTATTAAAGTTAATTACTTTAGTACCTGAGAAACTGTTCTTTGTTTCATTTAATAAGTAATCTGCAATTTCATTTTCTAACTCTACATAAGGTAAAGCTCCTGAATAATCTACAGGAGAGAAATATTCGTATGAAGATAAATAAGGTTTAACTATATATATCTCAATCTTTTCTTTAGAAGTATTAAAAGCAGGAATCTTTTTAAGGACGTCAGAACGCTTCTTTTCAGACCATCTAGGGTGATAGTAGTAATTATTAATAGTACCTTCAGAATCCATCTTTTCAGGTCTTAAAGTATGTATAGGGAAATGTTTAACTTTAACTACTTTTCTGTCATTACCTGCTTTGTTATATATAACTTGCATAGCAGCCTGACCTAACATTTTTCTCTCTAAGATAATCTTTCTAAGACATCTAGTTCCTATGAATTGTCTAAGCTCTTTTACTTCCTTACTGTCTTTCTCTTTACCTTCTATACATATACCTTCACCGTATATATTATCTGATATAGATTTTATAGCAGCGTTGTTAGTTGCAGATTGTAAATAAGAATCAATAAGAAAAGCATAATAGTTATTATCCTCTCCGTAAGCTACCCATTCTTTACGTCTGTCCTCAATAGCTTTAGGCATTTCGTAGCCTGATAAGTTTAAAAAATCAAAGTTCATAATTAAATAATTATATAATCGTTAGAAGTGGAATTACTAGTATATTGTCCGTCAGTCATTCTAGTAGATTCAGAAGTAAAATCTTTTGAGCTATCTACATATATTTTGTCCTGATAAACTACAATACCACCACTTAATAATAATATTGTATAAGTCTCTTTATTTTCTAAAACAGTATTACCGTCAGTTTTGAAAGAATCTGTTAGAGTTTGATAATAGGCTTCTTCTGTTAAAGATAATGATTCAGAAGTATAAACTATTTTATTCTCGTTTTCACTGTATAGCTCTAAATCTACTAAAGTAGAAGAATTAACTCTACTGTTTATGTTTAGAGTTATATCTTGAGATAGGTCTATATTACTGTCTAGATAGTGCATTTTTATCCTTTATTTAAAAACAATATTAGAGCTAAAGTGTTTTATATAAAAAAAGCCCTCTAAATTAATAGAAGGCTCTTTATGTTAAGTTAAAATCTTATTAACTTCCTACAGTAATACTGTAAGTAGAAGCTAGGTCTTCAACTGTAAAAGGTGCAAGGATTCTCTCACTAGCTACGAAAGTTAATTCATAACCGTTTTTGTCTCCCATTGCAGCTCCAGTAGAAGTTGAAGCTGAATTTAATTCTGCTCCAAATTCGTGACCAACAACCCAAACTTGACCGTTGTTATCTTCAACCAATACTTTAGGTCTTCCGTAAGATAATAATTTTACTTCTTTGTGAGTAGTAGAATCTTGTTTCTTCAAGCTAACTGTTAAAGTTTGCTCAACGAAAGTTGTTCCATTCTCACGGCTAGAAGTTAAAGACTGCTCAAAAGTAGATGTTCCTCTTAGGTCATACTTGTAAGCAGAAGGGTTTGATTCATTTACTGTAGCTAATCCGTCTGCATCTACTGCGTAAGTTGCATCTTCAAAGTTAACAAAGTAAATAGCATTCAATCCACCTACTGAATCTTTACATACTTCTAGTCTTCCTGCTGATAATGATGTACAAGCCATTTTATTATATGTTTTTAAAGTTATTAAAAAGGGGAGGGATTAAGCTCCCCTATAATTATTGTTTAATTAGATTAAAGCTCTAATTAAGAAGCTTGACTAAGAACGATCTCAGAACCGATAGCGTAATTTACCGATGCAGAAAAGCGCATAACAACTCTCACATTTTGTGATCCATCGATGTCAGCAAGGTCAATAAGCTTAACCTCGTTCATATCATTTTGAAGACCACAACCAAAGAATAAGTTTTCTTTTTCAGCAGCAATCATTTGACCACTATTAAGACCGTTAGCAACAAATAATTTGATACCTTCGAAATCCATAGCAGTTTGTCCTACGTGGTAAAGGTCTTTATAACCTAAAGCAGCTTGAGCTCTTACGTAAGAACGTGCATCAGCTTGAGAAATGTATATAGCCAATCCTTCGTTTCCGTAGATAGTAGAAGGGATAGCGTCAACAACGTTTCCTAAACGAGCAATGATGTTAGAAGCGTCAGTAGCACCTGATTCAGTTACGTCAATAACGTCACCGTCAGCATCAGCAAGAGCAACGATTCCGTCAAACTCTCCACCATTAGCGTTAGCACCATTCCAAATGTTTACTTCCATTTTAGCTGCAACTTTAGCTGCAACGTGTCCGATTAAGTAAGAAGCGAAAGAAGAAGGAAGTTCATCAAAAGAAGAAAAACCTTGCTCAATGCTTAGCCAATCCGATTCGAAATCTTTTTTACAAAGCTCTAAGTTAACTTGGAAATCTTCAGGCTGTAAATATCTCTCAGTAAGAGTTACAGTTGAAGTTGCGTTAAAATCACAAGAAGCATCGGCGATAATGTCACCAACAGCTAACTTCTGCATAACTGATTTAAATTTTACGTTAGGTTTAACAGTGATTCCACCTTTGTCTAAAGTTGGAGCACTCAATAAAGCTGCTGAGATAAAACCAGAAGCCTTTTCACCTGCGTAAGTTGTAGTGATACTAGTAGTAGTAGCCATTTTTAATTTAATTTAAGTTATTATTAATTATTGTTTATGTATTTAAATACTCTAGACTTAATGTCTCCGCCTTTTGAACCGATTCCGTTAGCCTTTTTTCTTACAGGCTTTTCAGGAGAATGAGTCAAACCTTTAGGCTCTTCAGTTGGTACTTCAGGAGCTTGTTGTTTAACTTCTTCTTGTTCTAAAGACTTTGCTATTATGTCTTTTAAAGATTCGATTTGAGCCTCTAATTCTTTTACTCTAGAATCATCAACTTTAATCTCTTCTTTCTCTTCTGCTTTAGGCTCTTCTTTAGGTTCTTCAAC